TTCATGTCCAGCTCGTGGAGCTTGTATGCGATTTCCGAGAGGATGAGCTCCGCTCGCGTGATCGTCTGGTGCCCGCTCCAGTATTTGCGCGCAGCGATTTCGTCCGCGCCCTCGGAGATTGCGGAGAGCACCTCGCCGAGTTGCTGCATGATGACGGCTCGCTCGAGCGTGTCGATTGTCTCGGCGATGTTGTGACGGTGCGCGACCATCATGGTGCCTCCTCCAGCCCGAGCTTGCTTTGCAACGGGTCGACGGTCGCTTCGGATTCATCCTTGAAGCGAGCAGACCAGCCGAGCTTTACGGTGACCGTAGGAGCCTCGGCAAGCGCGTCCCACTCGATTGACGCGCTGACCTTCGCGACCGGCTCGGCCTGCGACTCGTCATCGACGAAGGAGTCGGACGCGGCCTTGCGGATCGCGTCGTAGTTTGATTCAAGCAGGCCGCGCAGTTGCTCGGCCGCTGAGTTGAGGACCGCTGTCTTTATTTCGTCTTTGCTCATGGTGGTCAGAGTTGCGCGGTGAGTCCGCCGGCGACCTTGTCGGCGGGCGTGACGTTAATCTCGGCCGGCATATCGCGGACCTCCTCGGTCGTGCGCAGACCCTTGAGCACGTCGCCGAACGTGTCGCGCAGGACGAAGCCGCGGGCGCGAAACTTGAGCATCCGCCGCGGGTAGTCGGACCACGGTCCGTTCTTGCCCCAGAGCTTCGCCGTCTTCGCGTCGGCGACCGTGAACGATTCGGTCTGCGGCTCGCAGCCGCGGCGCTTGACCGTGACTTTGTAGCCGTGCGTGTCCTTGCCGGCTTCGCCGATTTCCTCCTCGGCGTAGGACTCAAGCTGCCCGGACGAACGCACGAGAGCGAGCGCCGCGTCGCCGAAGAGCGACGGCCGGCCGTTCACAACCGCGATGTTCGAGAGCGCGGCCATCGGAGTGAGCCCGAGCTCCGCGCCCCATTGCAGCGCGACGAGCACGCTCTCGGGTTTCTCCATGCCCCGCGGGGCAAAGCCGCTGCTGACGATTGCCTTCGCAAAGCGGAAGGCGTCTTCGAGTGAAGTCAGTTGCACGCCCGAGGCTCCGAAGGAGATGGGCGAGGAAACGGTCGGCTTGGTCGCCACCGCGAGGTCTGTCGTTTTGTCGTCTTGCATTGTTGTGTTGTGTTTTGTGTTTTCCCCGGCGCGTCGCGATGAGGCGGCGCGTCGGGTTTTAAGATCAGAACGGCACGTCTTCCGAGATCGGCGCAGCCGACTCGAGCTTGATCGGCGGCATGGGCAACGTGCCGCGACCGCGGTGGACGATGGTCCGCGCTGCGTTGCGAAGGAGCACGTCCTCCGGCCGCGGCGGGAACGGCGTGCCGTCATTGCGTAGGCGCGGCTCCGGCTCCTGAGCGTACCACTCAATCGACTTCGGCGAGAGCGATCCGAGCGGCGTGCCTTTGTTCTTGCCGAAGTGAACCGGCACGTCGGTCGCATTGTCTATCACCTCGGAGGGGAGCGGGATCTCCTTCGGACCGGCGCTTGCCGGCTTGGAATCGACCGCAGGAGCGGCCGGCGTGGATTGGCGCGAGAGCAAGGCGCGGATTGCGCGAAGCTCGACGAGGATCTCGGCGTGTTGTTCGGTTGTCATTTGGAAAGCCTTGCGACCTTTTGCCCGTAGTTCAGCGTGCTCGCCTTGCGAGCGCCGGTGGGTCCGCCGTTGTGAATCCGCGCCAGCGTGACGACGTCTCCCGCGGCCCACGCCTGCGGCGCGTATCGTTTGAGGTAAGCCGAGACGACTCGCCGAGCGAATCCGAGGTCAACGACCTGCTCGTAGGTGCCGCCGACGCGGGAGTCGGTGAAGTAAGCGCGACTGATCTGGAGCGGCCCGAGGCTGCGGCCGTTGTCGCCGAGGATCGGGCCGTGCCGGCCGGACGTCTCGACGAGATGCAAAGCGCGAAAGAATGATTCCGGCGGAGCCGCGTGCGCGGTCGCGGCCAGCGAGAGGAGCAAGGCGAGGCGCTTCATGATACTACCTCCTCGCCGATCCCGTACTCCGCGCAGGTCGCAGCGAAGTCGGACTCATCGCACTCAAAGATCGGTTCGCCGTTAGTCTCGAGAACGAACTCGCCGCACGGCAGGAGCCAGAGCGTCACGCGGTAATCAGCGAAGCCGACGTGCTCCGGGTGCTCGTAGGTGCCGACCTTCGTCGCGTAGGTGTCGTCGGTAGCGGAAAGCGCGGCGCGGATGCCGGCGCTGGGTATCATGTCGATCGGTGTCATTATCGTGTGTTTGGTCTCGGGCTTGATTGCCTCCGACGCACACAAGATAGCCGAACGGATCCGCGCTTGTGAAGAAGAATCGGACGGTGCTTGCGCAAGTCGCGCCGCCGCAGATGCTTGCCGCGTATCAAACTTTGACGGTGCCCTAAGCTCGTTCTGGTTTTGGAAGTTGGGTGT